AAAGATTACAGCACAAAATGGAACGATATAATTTAATGATTGATATGTATAATAAAAAAGTCGATCAGCTTGGGGGAAAATTGTTTTTTAAATCCAAGATTGCCGATATAGATCATATAATTGACTATCACAATAAAGGGGACGAACAAATTACTGAATATGAAAATTATATTGATAAATTTATTGCCGAGTATCCTTTGATAGCAGACGTCCCTTTTTATCTACTACAATATAATAATATAGGAAGCTATGGGCCTACACTTCCTTTTCGGCAGGATAGGGATTCACTCATTTTTTTTGAAAGATTAAATATGTGTGAATTTGTTTCTTCATTTTTTAAAAGCATGGATGACGAAGAAATAACTATTATTTATTTGGTTATTATTAAAAAAATCAAAGAATGCAACAAAAATGAAATTCGTTCTTTTTTTTATAATTATGAATGTGGAGCCTTTAATCGTGGACAGATATTTTTAAAAAATAAAGGAGGTAAGTATATTTCATTACAAGAATATATTTTATCTCGTATGATGATTTGGCGTGATAGTCTTTTAAATCGAAAAGAATATAAATAATATAAATATTGCCTTCTGTTTTTTTCGTGCAAATACAAATGATCTTTGTACGTAAGGCAAGGATGCGAGCCATTTATCAAGAAGTATCTACTCAAAGTAAATTATTCGAATTTAGGAAAATTCCCTACGATGAGAAAGAAAAATTGGCACCTTGGATAGAGGAATAATCATATGATGTCGGCTCCAAGGTTATCGGCTGTTTTTCCGTTTTAAGAAATGCTTCGCCAGGAAGCTTCGGACGGGTTCATCGTAGAACTTCAGGCAGAGCCTCGCCAGCAGGATGCTTCCAATGATGACGGTAGGGCGTTGGGGTGGAAAGAGTCTCTGTTTTTCACCCACGCATAGTACAGGTTAGATGAACGGGTAATGCACCCTGTACAGGGGGTAGGAGATTCTATCCAGGAACCGACATATTTTATCCGATCCGTATAGGGATCGGTGATTTTACCGGAAGCTCCAAAGAGGAGGATGAGGGGGAAGAATACCGCAAAGCACACGGTTTCATAGAGACTGTGCATCCAGAAAGCGTCTTCTCCCCCCAGACGGGGAACGGTCAGCAGGATGGCGAGGGAGATGCCGCATAGCCGGAAGGAGCTTTGATGTTGACGAGCTTGAACAGGTGGAACAGAAGCACAACCCGGAGGAGGCTAACGCTTCATGCAGGATGCTATTTCTTTGGAACAGATGCAGGATTTTTTTTGCAGTGGCAGCAATGATTGCTGTGTTATTCGGAAAATGGAGGACACGTTAAATCAGGGGACGGCTGGATCAGATTCCGGTTGTCCCGACTGGGAAAAGGGGTTCCTGTGGAAACCACCACAGAAGTCGTCTAACCGTTGAAACTGTCAAAATCCGGGAAGACTCTCAGGCTTTTCACGAGCGAGGATGTTTCCGGGGTTTCCATCATGGATAGGAAGACAGCAGAGTTGTCAGGCTACTTCATTCAAATAACAATAATAAACAAAACCATGAATACTACTAAAGTTGCCCTGGCATCCCAGGATGAAACAACAGAACAGTTTGAAAATACAACAGTACACTTCACGGAAGAAGAACGTGCTGGACGGAATCCGGCCGCTGCTGTTCCGGAGGCGTCCTCCGTTTATGCCGGAGACAATACCCACGCAGGTGCCGGGTCGTTCAGCGGACCTGTTGTGCTGGATGGAACCTTGACCCCGGATGCACTGGAAACCGGGCGCATGCTCGCGAAGGTGACGGCTTGTTCCTGCATACCTCTGATAAGCGCCTTCAACGCGACGGTTAAGCAGAAGGGGCCTATGGGGTTCAATATCTCCAGACCTGCCGACGGAAGGCCGGTTAAAGTGGGAGGCGTCGGAAACCCGTGGGGATGGTGGAGCAAGGACAAGGTCGTTGTACAAATCAATTTCGTTCCGGATGAACGGGCCGTTTTTGAGGTGGGCTCATGCACGTTTGCGGATTTTACCGCTCCTCCGGAAGATCATTATGCCTATGCCCATACCATACGGCAAACAGGCAATGCCGCCGGCATTTATATCAGTCTTCAAATCGACAGTGCTCTGCGCAAATTCCGGGTGAAATATCATTCCAGGCTCTCGAATTCCGCCGTGGCTCCGGGGGTGCTGAGCGTTTATGAATGGGATATGCCGGAGGAATTTTACAATGTTAAAATGGCACGCCTCATTTATGCCTACCGTCACCAGTATCTGGACGTGTATTACGTGACGCCCTCGGGAGAACTGAAGCTTATCGCCGCTACGCCGGCCTCGCAGGGTTACGCCATCACTGAGGCGCAGCTGCTGTTTCATGGCAACAGTGAAATTTATTCCGCCATAGCGCACGTGGAAGATAACAAGCTGAGGGACTGGCTCGGCAAGCAGCCGCTTCCCTATTCCCGTTCCAAATGGGTTGAGCGCAATTCGAATGCTCCTTTATCCGGTATCGATCTGCCTTCTGCCGGGGGAAGCTCTTCGTTGACGCTGAATTCCGGCGCCGGTTCTGCATGGACGCTGGTTTCAAAGCCCGACTGGCTGGACGCAGGCGCAGAGCATTGGGAGAACGGCGCTGTCGTGACCGTATCAGCCGGGGCAGCGGAAGAAACGCGGCATGGCTCGCTCATCCTTGCGACGGATGGCAACCATGCGGCGGCCGGAGTTAAAGCCTATGAAAAAGTCGTCATCACGCAAACTGTCCAAGCGTGAGGCAGGCGTAAATAACGGTCATGGCCTGCTCTGGACTGATGGACAGTAACGCTTGAAGCGGCTGTCCGCATCAACCGACAGAGGCGAACATTGGTTCGCATTCAGACGGGCGGCTTTTAGCCGTCCGTCTTTTTTTGGAGTACGGAAGATGAAGGCTCAAGGCTGCGGTTATTTTTCCGTTTCAGGAAATGCTTTGCCAGGAAGCTTCGGACGGGTTCATCGTAGAACTTCAGGCAGAGCCAAGCCAGCAGGATGCTTCCGATGACGACGGCCAACGCTCCCGGGAGGGATTCCGGGAAGGAAAGGCCTCCGTTTTTCACCCACGCATAGTACAGGTAGATGAACGGGTAGTGCACCATGTACAGGGGGTAGGAGATTCTGCCCAGGAACCGGCATATTTTATCCGTATAGGGATCAGTGATTTTTCCGGAAGCGCCAAAGAGGAGGATAAGGGGGAAGAAGACCGCGAAGCACACGGTTTCATAGAGGCTGTTCATCCAGAAAGCGTCTTCTCCTCCCAGGCGGGGCACGGCTAGCAGGATGGCGAGGGAGATGCCGCATAGCCAGAAGGAACCCTTGATGTTGAAGGGCTTGAACAGGCGGAACAGAAGCAGCCCCGCGGAGAAGGAGTACAGCAGGCGCAGGGAGCCGCCTGTCCATTCCGTGCCGGTCATGGCGAAGCCGGAGCAGATGTCTCCATTGGGTCCCCAGAAGCTGAAGGAAGCCAGGCCGCATCCGGCCAGGATCACCAGCACGGCCAGGGAACGCGTGGAGAGTTTCCGGATGAACAGCGCATAAAGAAGGTTGCCGATGTATTCAAAGAATAGCGACCAGCTTGGCCCGTTGAGCGGATACATCTCCCCCAGTCCCCGGATTTCAAGGCCGGGAGGCGACGGAATCAGCAGGACATTGACGAAGGTGGCGACCAGCAGGGAGATGACCGCGACCTGGGATACATCCCATGCGGAACAGCCCTGGAAATAAAAGATGAGTGCGCCGATGACCGCCCCGATCGCCACCATGGGCTGCAGGCGTATGAGGCGTCGCTTGATGAATTCCCCGGTCGTCATCGTTTTCCAGCGGTTGTCGTAGGCATAGCCGATGACAAAGCCGGACAGCATGAAGAAGAAGTCGACGGCCAGGTAGCCATGGTTGATGATTTGGTCCACATGGCTGGTGGCGTATGCTTCAAAGATATGGAACCACACGACGACAATGGCGGCCACCCCGCGCAATCCGTCAAGAATGTGGTAGTGATGTTTTTCACTTCCGGGTGGGATGGGAGAGTTCTGTGAGTTCGACATAGGAGAAGCTGTTTTTTAATGTTGTTTTCGTTTTGTTTTGAGAGAGTGTCCGCCGTATCAGCCCATTCCCCGCTACGGATAGCCCCGTACAGGGGAGAAATCATCCGGAGGCGCAGTTTTCGCGTTACCTAATCAAATACCATTCCACCCTGCAAGTTCTTTCATCCATTGTCCTTTATCATAGGGCTTTATAGGGGGA